CCGGGTTGTTTGCCCTAGCTTTCGCTAGGGTGATACCATCGTAACATTGGAGGCTCAATGGTGACTCGTCGTAGCTTAGATAGGCGCAGGGTTGTGCGTAATGGTTTTTACGTTACGCTTTCCTTACTCCTTACCTTAGCCACAGCGATAATCACTGCTGAGTCATACTCTGTTATGTTGGTAGCCAGCATCGCTGGCGGGGTCGTTCTTCTCCTTATGTTCGTTCTGGTCATACAACTGATCAAAGCGAGCAAGGGAGGAAGATGAAACTGTACATCGATGTTATTATTAGGTATTTATCATACCTAGTAATCTTGTGGCTGGGGGCGTCCGTCGCTCTCTTTGTTTCTTCCATATGCTTAATAATGTATATGGTCGTTACGGGAGTGAGATGAATGCCAACCTACACCACAATGTTCGCGGACCTGATAAGCCGAGTAACTCCCTTCCATAGTCCATCTCTGCCTTTCTACTATAAGGCACATTTCCTCGTGACGTTTGGCGCGTGGAGGCGATTCATAATTCCCATTACAGGTTTATCCTGCAGGGCTCTTTATGAAGCTCGCTTCCATTTGCCTTATCATCAAAAGGTTACTGTGTATATAGTTTTCAGTCAGAAAGACCTTGGTCGGGATGATTACTTGACGTTCTTCCGCGTTCGGTTCCCTTATGGTTGGTATCGCGAAGAAGGAGGTTGGATGTGCAAGTTTCTTGAAGGAACGAATTTCATTCGTTTCCAACAAGTTCCTTACATTATCCCTCCACTTTCTAAGCAAGTCCGCCCATCTGGAAAACCAGCGTTTCTAGGACGTGCCACGGACGCACAGATTTTACATACTGTAAAGTCTGTATCCTCGACAGCTCTGAGATCATCTCGGCTGCAGAGAAACAAACAGTACGGACTATTCTCTAATTCGTCTCCTAGACCTAATCCAGTAACATTGTACTCCAAAGTCGCGGTCGGTCAAGAAGCCATGCTGTTCGGTAATCAACCCATTCCTTGGAATGGAATTGATACTGATACAGAGGGTTACTTCCGATCGTACTCTGGTACTACAACGCCTGGGTTTCGATCTATGAAACGTTCTAAGTTGCCGGATAATTCCTACCACTTAGATCTGAGAATAACCGACGATCAGCAGGCTTATACGCTGTTACACCAAAAGGTTAGTGGCCTGTACGGCACTTACTTTCAGTTTACGGCGAGTAAGACTTCTGCACTGTTTCCTTTCTCTATACCTTCTCCTGCACATAATGCCGGAGCTTCTGATACTGCTATTAAGAGAGCTATCTCAGCCGCGGAGTTAGATTTGCAATCTAACATCGCCCAAACGACGGCTCAATTCGGTCAGACTACCAGGATGATTGCTGATTCAGCAACCAGACTGCGTCTTGCCTTAATTGCGACGAAGAAAGGTCGATTTTCTGAGGCTGCTGACGCTCTTTTTACTAGCAGACGGACCACCAAAACTTCTATCCCTAAAGGACAACCATCTAAGTCTAAATCGCTAGCTGATAATTGGCTAGCTTTTCAGTATGGATGGAAGCCTCTATTGATGGATATTGATGGTTCGATGAGAGCCTTAGCCAATTATATGGTTCAGACTCCCGCTGTCAGAATGGTACGAGGGTCTGCGACTAAGAAGACGACGTCTCGAGAGTTCATTAACATTTCCCAGCTTCAGACTCAGTCGAAACATAATCTGTGTGAAATCTGCACAGTTACGACGACTAAGTTCGGAGTCAAGTATGCTATTGAATCCCCGTTAACAGTCTTCCTGTCTCAGACGGGTTTTACTAACCCCATAAACCTTATATGGGAAGTTCTTCCATATTCTTTCGTGATTGACTGGTTCCTACCAATTGGGCCATACCTTGAAACGCTTTCAGCGTGGCATGGTACAGCCTTTTTTGGTGGGTTTAAAAATCAGTTTACACGTCAGAATATAAACGCATCAGTCTACTATGAGTTCCAACCTGATTTAGGTAATCCAAATAACTTTAGGAGATCGGGCCGAGGAATGTATAATAGAACGTGGATTATTCATGATAGAGGAAAGCTTAATGCTCTCCCTACCTTGTCTTTTCCAACGCTCAAAAATCCATTTTCGGTTACCCATGCTGCTAACGCTTTGGCCCTACTCAGAGGAGCTTTTCGTAGATAAGGCTGATGCACTACTTTGATTGAAATCAAGGAGTTGTCAATATGTCTGCAATTGCAGCCATCAAAACGTCGACAATCCTCGGTGGCACGGTCAGAACGACCTCTGCTACCGTTGGAGTTGATAAGACGTATGACCCCGAGGGGTTTATACTCCCCGGTGTTGCGCGTTGGGTAGATCGGAGCGGTGGTATTGCTCTTCTCTATCCTGCTTTCTCCATGTCCGTCCGTCCGCCTACTAAGGCGAGCCGGATGTACAAGGTGACGGCGAAGGTGGTCCTCCCTACCGCTGAAACAGTTACTGGTTCAACGCCGACCGGATTCATTCCGGCACCGACGGTGGCCTATACCTGTCAAGCTGTAATGGAGTTTATGTTACCGGAACGTTCTACCCTTGCTGAGAGGAACATTTTTCTCAGTTTGGTTCGTTCGTTCTTCATCACGACTATCAACGCCAGCGATGACGTCCCGACTGATGTGTCGGGTTCGCCACTCATTGGCGCCATTACCGTGAATGACCAGCCCTTCTGACCTAGATAATTGACGAAAGTCAGTTAAAATGGGTTAGAGAGACTAGAGGCTTCATAACTCTAGGAGGATACCATGTCTTTTCCGAAGCATGGTTCCCGAATCCTTTCGGATTTGAGAACCTACCGCGTACCACCAGAGTTAACTCCTGGTGCGATTCTGGACTATCTTGAAGCGCTAAATTGCCCTCGGAGCCTAACGGTTGCTATCCTCTTCAGAAATGGAGAGTTTGGACAGCTTGTTAAGCTAGAGTGCGATCCACTCATGTATTTAAAACCACATGAGTTCCGCGATGCTTACGCTGCCACTAAGTTCTTGTCAAAATACAGAGATTTTTCTCTGGACTATGACGTGAAAGAAGTAGCAATGCAGAAGTTCTTAGAATTTGAGCTTCTGTGTAAGCAAACCAATGCTCGTTTTAGACACCTTTCCGCCGACCCTAAATACAAGGGCCATGCCGTCTGGCTGCATAACGCAGTCATTCGTAAAGTTGAAAGGATCTTAGGCGAGCTTGATCTTCAAGAGCTGTTCAGTTTCGCCAATTGGGGTCCTGGAGCAACGACCTTAATAAAGGCACGTGACTCCAGTTCTACCAATAAATTCCAGTGTGAAACTGGGATAACGCGAGATCTGTACGACTTAATTCCCTCGAGTGTTCTTACTGGGGAATATCCCCTTTGGTTCACTCATATCTTATCAAGTGGAAATTATCCCACTTTTCAAGTAGGGAATAAAGTTGTCACTGTTCCTAAGGACGCGACCACAGACAGGGTCATAGCAATTGAACCAGGTATTAATCTTTGGTTTCAAAAAGCTATTGGCTCGATGATGCGGCAACGTCTTCTTAGGTTTGGGATCGACCTTCGCTATCAGTCGAGGAATCAGCGGCTTGCTTGGTCTGGAAGTAAAACCCAGACTCTCGCTACCATTGATTTTTCTTCTGCAAGCGATTCTATCTCTTCGGAGGTGGTTCGGAGCATACTTCCCGCTCCTTGGCACTTCTTGCTAGATAAATGTCGGTCTCAATATGGTGTTCTAGACGGGGTCCCTACTCGTTGGCACAAA